GGGGAACAACATGGAAAAGAAATCAATCGAATCATTCAAGCTGTCCATCACTTGGAGCGATGGCAAAACAGAGGGCTTGGCAAATTGCCTACCCGAATATTTGGAGGCTGAGTTGCGTATTTATTTTCAAGAGCTTGAGGACTTGCGTGAAGAGCATGACGCTGATTTGCGTGACGAGCCTTATTCATTCGCACAGGACAACTGATGAGGCTTGATTAGCCGAAACCTGCGAGAGCAGGTCTTGTTCAACTTTATGGAGGCTTATCCATGTACTACGTTCTCATGTCTCTCGCTTCAGCGGCATCGCTGTTCGCAGGTTTCTCTCTCAGTGACGGTGTGCCACTGTGGAATTTCGTTATCGCCATTGGCGGTTTTTATCTTGGTCACGTTGTGACTGAGGCTCTCAACAAGGAGGTTTAAACATGGTCATCGATTCAAACAGCCCATTGGCAATTCGTGGCATCAAGCGCAGTGTTCCAGCCATTGCAGTGCCACTCGCAGAGATGGTTGATTACTGGGGTTCGCCCTGCGATGAATACGAGAAAGGTTGCTCTGCCTGTACAGCGTGGAGCTTGTTCAACAAGTCAGGCAAGTTTGCTACTGACGCTGAGGTCAATTCAAAAATGAAAGAGGAGGTTTAAATATGACTGCTACCAACCGTGAAGAGTGGCTTGCCCACGCTGTAGAAGAGCTTCGCTCTATCTTCAATTCAAACGGCTTCCCACTGCCCGACAAGATCAGGGTCACCTGTGGATTCCCATCCAGCAAGGCTCGTTCGCAACACCGTGCCATTGGTGAGCATTGGTCACCCAAGGCATCGTCTGATGGTCACCATGAAATCTGCATCAGCCCTGTGGTTGATGACGCTGTTGAGGCGTTCGCAATCCTCTGCCATGAGTTGTCCCATGCGGCAACAGATGGTGACGGTCACCGTGGACGTTTCCCTGCTTGCGTTCGTGCCTTGTGGCTTGAGGGCAAGGTCACTGCAACAGAGGCTGGCGACACGTTCAGAGACAACTTCGCTTCACTGATCCAGTCATTGGGCGACTACCCACACGCCAAGCTGAACATCTCTGCTGTCCGCAAGGTGCAGTCCACTCGCATGATGTTGGCTGTCTGCCCAACGTGCGGCTACAAGATTCGACTCACCGCCAAGTGGTCATCAATCGATCTGCCTTGGTGTTCGCATGGTCACGGCACGATCACAAGTGCAAATCAATTTCAAATCGTTTAAATCAGGAGGCTTCCTATCATGTCAAAAATTTCTCAAGCTCTTTCGCTCATCTCCACAGGCAAACTCAATGCCGCCCTCGTACAAACAGGCTACGGCTCAGAGGTCAGTGCCGACAAGGTGCGTGTGGTCACCATCCTCACAGACATTGTCAACAAGGGCGGCATCACCGTGGATGAGATTCGCAACCTCGTACCACTGTCAACAGCAGTGATCAACGCCAAGCAAGCACCGTCAGCAAACACTGGTGCAATCAATGATTCGATTGGCTTGGTGAATGACGCACTCACCGAGGTTCGCAATTCGCAGACGATAGTCTCGACAACCTACAGCCTCGCATCCAAAACGCTGGACGAGGTGCGTGACTTGCGTAGCAAGATCGTCACGCAAGCCGACAAGATTGAGCGTGACTTGGTCAAGCGCATTGACACTGAGGTTGGCAAGATCACAGGCGTGGACTACAGCAAGATTGACAACGCCATCCGCTCAGAGGTTGGCAATTTGTTCTCCTCGTTTAAACAGTCTGTCACGCCTGAGCAATTGCAGACCGTTGCCAACAGCGTGGCGGTGTTCTCAACACACAAAGCCTCTGAGATTTTCCCTGCGCCCCTGTTCTACCAACAGGACGGTGAGACGGTTAACTTTGAAGACATGGAAGTGCTGGTCTGGAATGATCCAGAGGCATTGGCGGTGCTTGATGACTACGTCTTCAACCCTGCCAACTTGCACCAAGCACTTTGTGCGCTGAGTGAGTCGATCCCCGACAACGTCTGGCTTGCAGGTGAACGGTCAACAGGTAAGACTGCATTCACTGAGCAGATCAGCGCACGGCTCAAGCGCAAGCTGTTCCGCATCAACTTCGATGACGGCATGGAGCGGTCGGAATTCATTGGAGCCAACATTCTCAAGAATGGCGATGTCGAATGGAAAGCAGGGATCATTGCTCAAGCTATCCAGCACACTGGTTCGCTCATTCTGTTGGACGAGATCGGCTTTGCTCGTCCTGCACAACTCGCATCACTCCATGCACTTTGCGAACGCTCTGCCAATCGTGCGATTGTGATTGCAGAGACAGGCACTCGCATCCCTGTTGCATCACACGTTGCATTCTTCTGCGCAGACAACAGCAACGGTCATGGCGATGCGTCAGGCAACTTCGCTGGTGTGCGTGATCAAAACACTGCATTCATTGATCGGTTTAGCTACACGCTGGAATTCAACTACCTACCTCACGCTGATGAAGTCGCACTCATTCACAAGCGTACTGGTTTGAATGTTGATGCCGCCAATGTTCTCGTGACCTTTGCGAATGTGGCTCGTGAAAAGGCAAGGGCTGGTGTTCTCACTCAGCCTCCATCTTTGCGCCAGATGCTTGCATGGGCAAGAGCAGTGACCAAGGGCGTACCCACGGTGACAGCGTTCCGCTCTGCCATCGTCAACAAGTTTCCTGCCGATTGCGAACCTGAGTTGGTAGGCATCTTCACCGCCACGGTCAACACCGTGGAATTCAAATCCTTTTTGAACAAGTAAGGGGGGCATCATGTACTTAGGCACACAAGTGAAACGAGGCGTTGCAACAACGCTTGAGCGAGTCTTCCAAGCAAGCGGTCAGAGCATCGACAAGCTTGAGATTCTTTGGTCTGGCAAAACAGCAGGGATCATCTTCAAACGCTCCAGTGCAAAGACATTGGCTAGTGTGCAGTTGATCTTCCCATCGATTGATGACATGGCAAACATCTCACGCAAGGTGTTCAACAACACGCTTGGCTATGCCTTGCATGAGCTGGGTCATGCATGGTTCACCAACAACGCACCGTGGGACGAGGCTCGTACCCAGCACGGCTCTTATGTAAGCTCATTGATCAACGGTCTTGAAGACCCACGCATTGAGCAGTGTGTCATCGACTCAGGCTACGCACCGAATGCCAAGGCGTTGTTTGAAGAGCTAACCAACTCAGTGTTGGACGATAGCGGCTATGTCAAGCCTGATGACTTGAAGAATGTGCCGTTCATGTTGGCGATTGAGGGAAGGCGTTTAAACGGCTACCCAATCAAACACGCCACGGTGTTGGGTGCGTCCCCTTGGTCTGCTGATATTGAGTGGGCTTTGAAGTCTGCACAAAAAGCAAAGAACACGCAGACCATCGCTGACATTGCCATCGAATTGTTCAAGCGTTTACAGCAAGCGCATGAGAAACAAAAGCAACAGCCCAAGCAACCGCCACAAGGTGATGGCGGTCAGCAGGGTGATGACGGTCAGCAAGGTGACCAAGCTGGTGACCAGCAGGGTGATCAGCAGGGTGATCAGCAGGGTGATCAGCAGGGTGATCAGGCTGGTGACCAAGGCGGTCAGCAAGGCGATAAAGCTGACGGTGAGGGCAAAGGGTCAGGCGGCAAAGATGATGGTGCTGGTGACGGTTCTGGTGAGCCTGAGCAGGGGTCTGGCGATGGTCAGCAGGGCGAGTCGCAAGGTGAGCCAAACAATCAGGGCGGTAGTGGCTACAGCAATGACCCATTCAATGACCTCAAGCGCAAGCGTCCTGAGTTTGACAAATTCATTCAGAATGGATTGCGTCCACACACTGCACTTGCAGACAAGATCAAGGTTCGCCCTGCAATCCTCAAGCCTAAGATCAACGAAATACTTTTCTTCTAAGGATCAATCATGCGTATCGACAAAGACACCGCAGACAACATTTACAAACACAACTACACACTCACGCCTTCAGGTATGGGTGCAACACGAGCCAACTTGCTACGCATCTTGCGCTCCAACGATCTGGTGAGTTGGTCAAGCCATGAAGAGTCGGGGCGTGTTGATCGCAAAGCGTTTACACGCTATGCGTGTGGTGATGCCAACATCTTCAGCAAGCGTGAGGTGCGTGAGGCAGAGCGGTCAGCGGTCAGCATAATGATCGACTGCTCTGGCTCAATGAACTACCACGGTGAGATCGCTGTTGCTTGTCAGGTTGCAATTCAGCTATGCAAGATTCTGGACAAAGCCAACTCTGAGTTTAGTGTCACGGGTTTCTATGGCAACGAGACAACTGTCGAGAGCGACAAGGCTGGAGCATCAAGAGAGATACTGGTGAGAGCCGAACGCCCTGTGTTCATCCCATTCAAAAAATGGGGCGAGTCATTGGGCAAGGCATCGTCCAAGCTTGGCGCAATATCTCAGTGCGCTCAAGGTTCAACGCCAGACTATTCATCGATTGCTCTGGCGATTGAAGACTTGGCGACACGCAAAGAACAGCGCAAGGTTTTGTTCTTGCTCACTGATGCGAATGGATACCATGCTGAACACATGAAGTACTTGCAACAGCTTGCCGACAAACAACGCATCACACTGATTGCGATTGGCATTGGCAACACCAAGGTTGATCAGTGTTTCACCCACGCTGAGAATGTTCGCAACATCCAAGACTTGACCAGCGCATCGCTGAACAAGGTTTTGAAAGTCTTGAAGTAAACCAAGGGGGCTTGTCCCCCATCTTTTAAAAGGAAAGCATCATGGAAGAACTCACAGCAGAAGAAATTGAAAAGCAATTCGACTCTTACATGGAACTCAGAGACAAAGTCTTGGATGTTCTTGAGGGTCACAACATAAGGATCATCTTGCCCATGCTCACAGCCCTGCTTGCGGAGACTGCATTTGAAACAGGCGTAGAACTTAAAGAAGTTTTAAGACTTGTTGTTGCCGCTATCACCGTGAAGTACGCAAGCGAGATGCCCAATGAAGATGAACCCATTCACTAAGGAGACAACATGAAAGAAAGAGTAGGAATCATTTATAAATTGGACGATGACCAAGTCATTGACAGGGAAGAGTATGTCGATCTTAGAGATGAGATGATTGCCGCTGTTGATGGGAAAGACAGTGGGATGGTCATGCCAATACTCATATCCTTGGTAGCCGAAATGGCAATGCTCAACAACCTAAGCCTTGAAGAAATTGTTGGTGCTTCTTTTCAAATAATGAAAAGCGAATATGAGCTTCATAGTGAACTCATAAAAGAATTTATTGAAGAAAACAAAAGGGGGTTAATGTGATTTGGAACTATAGGGTCATTGACCTAAGAGAAGAGAATGGCGGTGAGCCTTGCTACAAAATCTGCGAGGTGTACTACAACGATGACGAGAAGCCTGATGGGTATGCGGATGCCACGGTGATGGGCGACAACCTTGCAGAGGTTCGACAAGAACTCAAGCGCATGACAGCGGCAACCAATAAACCAGTGCTGACCCTCAAGGGCGGCAAACTTTTCTGACCAGTTCCCCCCTTAGCTTCACGGCTTCGGGGGGATTTTTTTTGCCCTGTAAATCCTGACTTTCCCCGCTCAGGTGCTAGAGCGTTTAAACAGCCTAGAAGTCATCAGCAACTTTGTACGTTCCAGTCACCTTTTCATAATTCAATTGGGTTTCGCCCTGTGTTCCAACCCATCGATAGCGACATTTCCAAATTGCAATTTCAACGTCATTGGTCGGGGTTCGGTGTACGGTCATGCCGCAATCAGCCTTTGCCCACCACGCCATTGAGCCACTGATTGCCATGCCATCAGGACGAGGTAAATCCATGCCTGAGCGTGTTATTTTGGCTGGGTGAGCCACAAACCACACATGAACTCCATAAGCCTTTGCGAACGCTTGTATGCGTGTCAGCATGGATGAAATGAACTCTGTCTCTGCCATGCCTGATTTGTTTTCGATGTAGTTGTAGGGATCGACTACCAGCCCCCTGATGCCCATGCGAACAACTGCAATCCTTGCCCTGTCCAGTATCGAATCAATTGATGCTGGCTCAACGCCCTCTGAATCTAAAAATAAAAAATGTTGTTGAACCCAATCGAACGCATCCTTGCGGTCGTCCTCCGTCATCCTATTTGTACCCTCAAAGAATCGCTTCTCTTTGTAGATTTCCATCAGTCGTGAAATGTGAATCTCTGGAGCGTTCTCAAACGAACAAAGGGCGAACTTCCAATCATGTGATCGTCCAAGGTTGACCATCAACTGGTCAACGAAATTTGATTTGCCGCTGGATGGGTAGCCTGTCACGATGGTGAGTTGACCTTCAGCCACGGTGTAAATCTGATCCACGTTTGAATACCCTGTCGATGTTCCTCGTCCAGTGCCTTTGCTCCATAGATCGTTTAAACGGTCTTCAAACTTTGTGGCGGATGACAAACCAGCAACTGGGTAAGGCTCTGCCTTGTCAATTATTTCTTTGACCTTTGTCGCCCCCTCTGCGAGGAATGCCTCGTTTAAATCTTTGAAGTCTGACTTGGCGATGCGGCACTTGTCTTTGCCTATGCGCCTTGCCAATTCTTCTGCAAGAGCTTGACCAGCGGTGTCGGTGTCAACTGCAATCACAACGTAGGGTAGCTTTTCAATTGTCTCAAATGCATCCCAAATGAAACTGAATTTTTTATCTTCGCTTGGCGCAACCTTGCCATCGTTTACTTTGATGGGAGCGCCAGAGGGAACACTCACCACGTTCTCAATGCCGCATTCGATCAGCGTCAATGCATCTATTTCGCCCTCTACGATGATCATGGGTTTTGTTGGATCAACCTTGTCAATTGCAAAGAAGACATGAGTGCCGCCTGTGTCTTGCGTGAAGTCCTTCGATTCAATGCTTCGATACTTGGCGTTGATGTACTGACCATTCTTGAAATAAGGAAAGCCGATTGCATCGGTTTGCTTTTGCAGTCGATTGAAATATTTATTTGCCGCAAACAACTTCATGTCAAGGGCGGTCTGTTCTGATATGCCTCGTGTTTTCAAAAATGCAAAGTGCTGTGGCTCAAGTTGTGTTTGTTGAAAGGCTCTGATTGGAATCACGTTTTGCTCCTGAAGCTTGGGCGGTTGAATGTAGTTGGATGGGAAAAAAACAAAGCCGCCAATGTGGCAGTGATGGCAGTGGTAAGTCCATCCACGCTCTTTGCGGTGAATGGATAAATCTTGGTCGTTTGTTTTTGAACGCTCACCTGAGCATTCGGGACAAGTGGCACGTTTTGATACGTCCACATTGAGTGACGCAACGAGTTGGTCGATAGCACTCGTTGCAGATGATCCTGCAAATTTCATAAGCCTCCTGATGATTTACTTTTTCGGTCTGTTCACTTTGACAGTGTGGTCACTGTTGCGAGTGAATGAACGATTCTTTGATGGTGATTTCAATTTCAAGTTTGATGGTGCGTTTGTTCCTCCTTTGGATAGCGGCACGACATGGTCGATGTCTTTGCCCTTGCGGTCAATACCCTTCTTGTCCATGTCATATCTTGCACGTTCTCTTGCATTGCGTTTGGGTTGTTCGCCACGCTCAACTTGTTGCTCATATTCTTTTTTGTATGGTCTTGCTTTGTTCACATATGGCATGGAATTTCCTGTAAATATTTACTCTTTGCGCTCCCTTTTGGGGGAGCGCAAGGCGCACCTAGCCTATCCTAGATGTGCCTTCACGCATGATGCGCCCCGACAGACTTCTCGTGCAAGGGACTCTGTCTTCGCCATCCCCTCTGGTGTCTAATGCACTTCCAACAGTACCAGCAATACACCTCTTGACCCTGTTGTCAATTTCTCCCAACGATCAAAAGAGGATTGCAGTTTAAGCCATGAAAGAGGGGCGACACAATGGGGTAAACGCAAAATATTTTTGCGATGCGTTTAAACTTGCTTCATGCAATGCCACGGCGCTTCACCCGGGATCATCAGCCAAAAAAAAGGGAGATGCGTTTAAACATCTCCCAAAGAATTGCCGCAAGAAAGCAGAAAACGAACGGCAACTGCCAATGCATTATTCCAAAAATATTTTGCGAACGAGTGTTGACACGCTTGATGGGGGAGCTACAATTCATGCACCTAGACATGATTAAGCCTCCTGTATAGCAGATCGAAAGATCGGTAGAAGCCACCCTTGCGGTGGCTTTTATTTTGCCTGTATGGGGCTGACCTCAATCTCGCAACGAGAGTTCTCTTTGTCTACACCCATCCAATAGATGTGCTTCTCTTTCACTTGCCTGTCGTTGAGATACGCAACGTCCTGTAGCAAGTCCAAGATCAACGACTCATCCAAGTCAGGTCGCCTTGATGCATACCAAATGCGAATGGTTACCGCAACATCCTCGCTGATGAACTTCAACAAGGGCGGCACAACAGCTTGCTGTTTAAACGACTTGGCATAGCCCAATGCTTTTGCGGATTTGATGAACATTGACTTGCCATTGACCATCACCGCTCTGCGACTGTTTGCCTTGCTTGCGGGTTCGCCATAAATTTTCAACAAAAGTGTTTGCATGGTTTATTTTCTCGTGTTAGCATAAGCGTTCGCATTTTATCAACCAAGGAGGCTCAATGAAAATTACGAACAAGTTTGGTTTGCCAGCGCCACTATACGCTCTTGCGAACAAACAGTACTACAGCAAAGGTGACGCTGATTACTCAGTCACCGAAATCATTTCACCGCCTCGCATTCAGCGGCTACGCAAGAAGCACGATCACGAAATGGAAACGGATGTCACCGATCTGTGGTGGTCAATCGTTGGCTCTGCCCTGCACGTTGTGATGGAGCGTTCTGTTGTTGACAACTATAAGAACGAAGAGCGTCTCACCACCGAAATCAATGGCGTTCGCTTGTCGGGTGCAATTGATGTTCAGCAGATTGAGAGTGACGGCATCACGATCATGGACTACAAGTTCACTTCAGCATGGGCGCTGATGAACGAGAAGCCTGAGTGGTCAATGCAACAAAACATTTATGGTCGCCTTGTTCAAAAGGTTAAGGGCGAGAACGTCAAGGGCTTGAAGATCATTGCTGTCGTTCGTGATTGGTCGAGGCGTGAGGCAGAGAGAAAGCCAACCTACCCACAAGCCCCACTCCAGATGGTGGACATTCCTTTGTGGGAAGAAAGCTTCACAGATCAATTCATTGAGAGGCGCATTGAGTTGCACCGTGACTCCAAGGTCAGTGCCGATTGGGACGATGAGTTACCCCCATGCACAGACGAAGACCGCTGGATGCGTGACCCCAAATTTGCAGTCAAGAAAGAAGGTCGCAAGACTGCCGTTCGTGTTTTTGACACGATGACCGAAGCAAGCGAGTTGTTGGCAACACTGCCAGCAAAAGACAAAGGGTTCATAGAAATCCGCAAAGCCGAACCTGTGCGCTGTACGCAAGATTATTGCGGTGTCAGCAAGTGGTGTTCACAGTATCAATCCTATTTAAAGGAGCAGGAAAATGAGTGAGTTAGGAATTCGTGAGAACAGCCCTAGCGGCGGCGACAGCCATCCATCGCATTCGCATGAATTGGTTTCGTTGGCTATGCAGGGTAAGCGTGGGGTGCGTGGGGTGCTTGCCCGACTGATTGCCGCAAGAGAAGAGTTTCAGAGATTGCCAATCAAGAAGTCGGGTCACAACAAGTTTGCTGGCTACAGCTACTTTGAGCTTGGTGACTTCTTGCCAACCATCCAGCAAATGTTTAACAAGTGGGGCTTGGTGGATGTCATCAGCTTCACGCCTGAGATGGCAACGATGACTGTCTACGATGTGATCGATGGATCGTCCGTGACGTTTACATCGCCTATGGCTGACGCTCAACTCAAAGGCTGTCACCCCATTCAGAATCTGGGCGCTGTTGAAACCTATCAGCGGAGATACCTTTATGTCACAGCGATGGCTATCGTTGAGCATGATGCGCTTGAGAGCGTGACAGGCTCTCCACAAGGCCAGCCAGCAGGAGAGGTAATCCAGCCAGTTCCCTCCAAGAAGCAATCCGCTGGAAACAGCGACTCAAGACTTTTTGTTGAGGGTTTGGTTGAGCTTGCTCAGGCAAGCACAGGACTCACAGACCTCGCCAATCTGTGGAAGCAAAACCAAAGGCGAATCGATCAGATAAAAGCTGAAGAGCCTAGTCTGTTCAAAGGACTGCAAATAGCATTTGCAGAAATCAAAAAGCAACTTTCATCAAGCATTGGAGCATCAAATGAATAAACCTGTTTACAACAAACCGTATGAAGTGAAGCCGAACTCAGGCTCACTCCGCAAAACAGAAATCAAGAAGCGGCAAGAGTCGCCCGATTACTTTGGCTCGTTTAAACTTGATTTGAATGGCCTCGAGGTAAAGGGAAACATTGTCGAGTTCAAGCTCTCAGGCTGGAAATCTGTTGACGCATCTGGCAAAAGCTTTTTGTCTTTGAAGCTCAACAACTACAAGGCAGATGAAGAGCAAGCCTCGCAACAACGCAAAGCACCACAACCCGAGGAGCAAGACGATGACCACCCATTCTGAAACAAGCATTGAAATGTTCCCCTCAAATGGCGGCAAGAAAAAGCGAGTCCTTACCGAGAAGCAATATGCCGAGGCGGTAGAGAGGGCGAGAATCGCAAGGGAAGGAAGACAAAAGGCAATAGCTAAACGCAAAAACGCAGAGGCTCAAAGAAGATACAGGGCAAAACTTCTTCAGGAAAAGAGTGATCGGGAAAATTCTCTTAATAATGTAGCCAAAATGGTGAAAGCCGCCACTGGCAACCCACAGAAGCCAGAAGCGCCTTGGATGCCTCCTCCCGTCCCACCTACACCAGAGCCAAAAGCTGTTCCATCTACAGATGCACTTGAAGCAAAGATCAAGAGCCTTGAGCATCAAGCCGCTCAGTATCGGGTTGTGATTGACTACCTTGAGTCAAAGCTTGCACACACAGCGGAGACTCTGTCCATCATCAACCGCAAAAGAATCGGAGCGCCATTCTGATGAATGCGTTGCAATTTGAAGGCGTGAAGATTGCCCTCAAACAGGATAGGACTGGTTACGTCTTGACGCTAACCATCCATCCTGACGAAATCCCTGACGAGTTGCTTAGGGATTTTGTAGGGACAAGGTATGGCGTTGCTATGGTTCGCATTGAGTCTGATGAAACGGCAAGGGTGTACGACAACCGAGTCAAGAGTGCTGGAAAGCTTTGCAGAAGCAAGGAGTTTCAGGATTGGGTTGGGGTGCAACTTGATTTAAACATCGTGCTTGAGGAGACGGCAATCAATTACCTGTACAGCAGATGCGGTATTGCATCAAGAACCGAACTCAATGGAAACACTGAGGCTCAACAAAAGTTTGATGAGATGCTGGAGGAATATGAGCAATCCCAAGAGTCGTTTTAAAACCATCGTCCCTTTGATGGTTTACCTTGAGCCAGATCAACCGTTGCGGCTAAAGCTGTATGCGGTTGACCGAAACCTTTCGGTAAGTCAAGTTGCAAGGGATGCGTTCAATGCGTTTATGTCTCCATCGAATGATCCATTTCACCAAGGCTACAACGCTGGCATTGATGCGGCAATTCAAATCGTCAAAGGCACAGAGGGTGCAAAGATGATGTTCCCATCAGGCAAGTCGTTTGGTCAGTTGGTATGCGATCAACTCTTGCAGTTTAAACGCAGTAAGGGGGTCAAATGAATGAAGAGCATCAGGAAAACCTGCGTGACTTGGCGGCAATGTTTGCACTGAACGCCCTCATTCAGCGGCCTGAGATAAGCCTAGCTTCATCAGCCGAGAGAAGGGCTAACCTTTGTATGTCGGCATACGAATGGGCTGATTCCCTGATGTCCACCAAAGATGGATTGAATGGCGTTGGCATCGCCTCTGCGAAGCGTAAGCGCAAATGAACAAGGCCGAGCATTTTGAAGAGACAGCCCAATGGATTGCCAAGTTGGCTATGACAAAGGGCTGGCTCGACTATGCAAGAGGTCGTTGTAAAGAGTTGGAAAAAGATGAGTCAGGTTTGTACGTTGGACTTGGCAAACGAATCAAAGAAATCATAGAAGGTTTAAACAAGGAGGCGACATGAAAGATGACACAAATTTTAACGGCAACACAAAGAAACTTTTTGACTTGTCAATATTTAACAGGGTTAGAAGTTCAGACCCTATAACGAGCCATGAGGCCGCTGATGCCGCCAAGGACTTAGCATCCAAGCACTTTGGCATTATTGTGGGTTGTTTAAAGGCTCATGGTGCGCTTGGGAAAGATGGGATAGCCACGCATAGTGGGCTAGAGCCTAATCAGGTTGCAAGACGCTTAAATGAGCTGGAGAAGATGAGCCTAATTGAGTTGACTGGCAAAACAGTTAAGTCTTCATCGGGTCGCAATGAGCGTGAATGGAGGGCAATCTAATGTGGGATGTACTTGTTACTGTGACCTTGATGTTGTTTGGAGCTTTCATGGTAGTGGTTGTTGGCGCAGTGTTCATTGCGGCAATTTATTTTTTACAAAATGGGGGCAGGGATGATTGAACCGACAACACCAGAAGAGGACGAGGCGTTCAACGAAATTGAGCGCCAAGCCAAACAACGCATGGCGGCGGTCAATGCCGCATTTGATGAGCAGTACCCCATTTGGAAGCGCAATCAAGTCATTGAAGAGGTAGCACAGCACATTGAGAAGTTGACTGGCTTTGGTCAGGACACTATCAGCAGTTTTACAATTTTTATTAGGGGCATGAAAAAATGAACAACCCACCAGCATTTCCAGTTTTGATTGTTGACCGACCAGAAGAACTAACCCACTTCAACGGCATGACATTGCGTGACTATTTTGCGGCAAAGGCTATGCAAAAAATTCTGCCTGATTCTTATGAAATGCCAAAAAAAATTGACCCAATTTTTTTTAGAACAGTTGAGACGCTTAAATTTAACACTAGGATTACAAATTGTTTAAAGGCTAAAAATATTTTTTACATAAAAGATTTGATTAGAGAAACCGACTACAGCTTGAGTAAAGTTGAAAATCTGGGTCATGTAAGCCTTCAAGAAATTATTGATGGTTTAAACGCCGTTGGTCTTCATTTAGGTTGGCAATTTAATGAAATAAATTCTTTGTTTTTTGATGAGGTCGCCTGTATTTCATATGCAGTAGCAGACGCAATGTTGAAAGCAAGAGAGATATGAGTTTCAGATCAACAACAATTAAATACATCAAAGAAGTGATGAGGGCAAGGACTATTCATGAAGTCATTGCCGCTGAACTGCGTGAAGCACACCTGCGCAAGCTGGAAGCTGAGACTGCGGCTGAGTACGCCAATGCGGCTATTCAATACAACGAACAGCGCATTGCACGGCTGATGGCAAGACTGACTGAACATACAGAAGAAGGGGACTACGCATGACGCAAGATGAAGTACTTAATCTGGCAAGAGAGGCTGATGGACAAGTGACGATGTGGGTCAATCACAGCACGATTCAAAAGACTACAACATTTACATTTGAGTCACCCATTGATTACCGTGTCAGCGGCGACTACCCCGAGATGTACCACATCAAATTCTTGGAAAGGTTTGCCAAACTTGTAGCCGCCAAAGCAACAGCCGTTGAAAGAGAAGCCTGTGCAAAGGTGTGTGATGCCAAGGTTAACGCCGAATATGCCACAGGCAAGGTAGACCATAACGAGATGGGCTGGACTCAATCATGCGCCATCGCAATCAGAGCCAGAGGTAAAGCATGAAATCACTTAGCAAATTACATCAAGAGGCAATCACCCAAGCCCAAAACGAAACCGATCAAAACAAAGCGGCGGCGATGGCGATGATTGAGAAGCCAATTGAGATGATTAAGGCCATCATGCTCAAGCATGAATTGGCGGTCATCGAGGTGATGCGTGAGTTGCATGAGTCCCGTGAAGCGGCAGTCAGGGCAGAGCGTGAAGCCTGTGCAAAGTTGTGTGAGGATGGAATTATCAAAGGCGGTGAAGTGTTTGCCGCAAAAATCAGATCAAGGGGACAAGCATGACACAAGATGAAATCATTCGGTTTGCAATTCAATGCCGCCTTGTGACAACAGGTAATAGTGATGGCATATACATGGACGCATTAACTGAGTTTGCCAACCTTGTAGCCACCAAAGAGCGTGAAGCCTGTGCAAAGCTGGTTGATGAAGAAGCACTTGATGCCTATACTTTTGACGACTCCCTTGCGAGAGCAACTGAAGGTTACGCAAGATTAATCAGAGCCAGAGGAGAGCAAGCATGACACAAGAAGCATTACGCATGGCGCTTGAGGCGTTGGAAGAAAACCATCACCTTATTGAAGAACACGAACGACCTGAGTATCTGGTGCATTACGACCAAATAATTAGCTTACTCGCTAAAGCCTTAGCAAAAGAAAAAGCATTACAAGCACTGCATGATGAGAACGAACGCCTTGGGTTGTACAAGGATGCTTATGCACAGCCAGAGCAAGAGCCTGTGGCGCATTGGTCAGATTGTGCTGTACATAGCGAGCCAGCATACCCAAAAGGTGAGTGTGACTGCGGTGGAATTGTTGCAGTCGCTGATTACACGGCACTATCCGACAAGTATGTTGCTTTGAAAGCACAGCGCACATGGGTTGGGCTGACTGATGAGGATTGGAAAGAAATAGAAGATATGCCCGATACCTTTGACCAAGGTGTTGCATGGGCGCAAGCCAAACTCAAGGAGAAGAACACATGAGCAAACTTAAAAGCCTGACCATACCAAACCGTTACAAGGTAGATGCTAAAGAAATTTTGAATGAGGCGATGGACGAGGAGCCTGACACGGTGATTGTGCTGTGCTTCTGGAAAGACCGAGGTCAGTTCAAAATCAAGACTTCAATGATTCCTGACCGGCTGATGCTGATTGGGGCAATTGAAGAAGCCAAGAACAAAATCATTACGGATGGGTATACGCCATGACAGGAGAACACATGAAATACGAAGACATCAAAGATTTCTATAAACGGTGTGAAGAACACCCTGACCATCAAAGCGGAATGATTAGCAACTCCATGCTTCAGCAACGGTTGCATGAAGAAATTGACGAACTGCGTGAGTACATTGAACAGCAACTCAAGCAAGTGAACGGCTTTGCCGAGGAGAACACATGAAATTTATTTTTATACCCCTTTTTTGGGCAATGATTCCGCTTGCTTTTATTGTTGTTGTTTTTGATGTCGCAAAATCATTCGTAGAAGATAGAGTAGAAGCCAAATTTAAGGAGAAGAACACATGATTGATCGGCTCATACTCAGCGTGGCGCTTATGGCAACAGGATGGAATGGCTTGTTCCCCGAACCCACGCCGCCAGTGGAAAAAACGCTGAAGCAAAAAGCAAAAGAACGACAGCTAAGTGAAATCTGTCTAAGAAAAGACAAAAGACACCAAAGTGAAACAGTCAAACGTATGTGTAAACGATGGAAGGAGCAACAAGGTGCTTGAGGTACACAACATCAACGGCAGACTTACGACACGCAATGTTTGGTACACGACCGATGACTACGGCACGTTATGGCGATTTGTTGTAACAGAAGGCGGTGTTCGATTTTGGTGGGATGCAATTCATGAAACAGCGATGATGAAGATTCTTGGGTACACAGACTGGAGTAGGACATGATGGATGAAAAAGCAATTCAAAAAGCGTGGGCCATGATGTCCAAGCACAACAACGAACTGTTACTTGAGAACGAGGAATTAAAGAAACAACTCATGCGAAAGAGCTTGTGGTACGCAGTCAAGCGAGCGATCAACATCTGGAGGGGGAAAGAATGATTGAAGCAATCAGAACATTTTTTGGGAAAGTGCGGGGTGAGCGTGGCGAGCGTAAAACAATTGTCAATCAAGGCTTGGTCTACAGATGCACCAAGTGCAATCTTCTTTTTTTAACCAAAACAGCAGGAGAGCAACATGACTGCCGTGAACGCCTTTGATTGGAGGGTTTACACAGAAGAAGAAATTGCAAAGAGGGGCGATCCTTTTGCGGTGTTAAACAAAAACGCTTTGCGAAGCGCCAATGTCACAGAGGGTGTTCACAAACTACGGCAGAAGAACCCATCTCACGGAACACTGCATGGCTTAACAAAAAAGCGTTTAAACATCAAGCAACCAGAAATGATGAGGTCACCAAATGCCAAGGCCAAAAAGTGAAATAACAGGCTCAACCAAAGGAATTGGTATGAGGATGTCTACATGGGAGCATGAGACTTACATGGCTTTAGGGGGTAATAGGTGGCTCAGAGCGTTCTTGAAACAAAAAAGAATTGAAATGGTTAAGGAGGCGCACCAGAAGCCGCCTCTGTCTTTGAAGGAAATAAAATGAGAGTTTATATGGTAGCCAGCAACAATGGCTCACGTTTGGTCAGAGCAGGTCACAGAGCGCAAGCATTGCAGTTTGTAGCCGCTCAGGATTACACAATCAGGGTCGCCTCTCAGGATGATCTGATCAAGTGCCTGTCCGAAGGCAAGACTGTTGAAACGGCGGTTGCGCCAGACCAAACCAAGCTTGAATTGGAATGATTGTTAGCATGACTCCATCCGAGTCTGCTATAGCATTGACCTTGGCGGTAATGAGAAATACCACCGCTAGGGTCAATGGAGTAACAGACAAACAAATGGGTAAACAAAACCCAATTGAAATAGATCGGGACGGCATTCTTGCGGAGATGGCATTCGGGAAACAATTTAATTTGTATCCTGACTTGTCTGTATACCCTCGCAAGGGAGGCGCTGACCTGATCACTCACGCTGGCTTAAAGGTAGACATCAAAGCCACCAGATATAAGTCTGGAAGGCTTTTGATTCACATTGATAAGCCGGTGGAGGAGGTGGATATTTATGTGCTTGGTATAGTTGACAACGACACTGTTGACTTTGTTGGGTATATAAAATCTGAAGACGCAATCCAACCGCAGAATTTAAACGACTTAGGTCATGGTTCGGGTTACGTTATCGAGCAAGCCAACCTTAAAAAATTTAAGGGCGATGCAAAATAATATTAAATGGGAACTGGTGAGAAACAAAATTGAAAAACAACATTACTCAGCCATTGCTGGACTGGGATGCTCACTCTGTCGCCATCTTGGCTACGGTGAAACTCCGTGTGAAATCCACCATATACGAAGAGCAGGGAAGCGAGACAACGCCCCTGTCATTGGACTATGCCCCGAACACCACAGAGGAAACAGCGGAGTCCACGGCTTAGGTCGGAAAGCCTTTGAGAGGAAATACAAAACCTCCGAGGAAGAATTGCTTGTTAAATCCCTAGAGATTCTGATAGCCGCAGGTGTTGGCGGGCCACTCGTGCAAGCTGGGCTTGAAGCTCGTTTACACGCCTTAACCGCTCATCTGGCGGAATATTCTGGCTATTCTGTATCAACCTGATTTGGCTGTTGATCTTGCCCATGTTGTCGGCAATTCGATTCAAAGCAGGGGCGGCACGGAGTAGTTTGACCTTGTCTTCGTCAGCATAAATCTCTTTGATGGCCTCGTAAGCGCCAGAGGACTTGTAGTCTTTGACTGCCGCAGAGACTTCATTTGCTGTTCTGTACAACTCATAGAAGTCGCCCACCACCTTGTCCCTTGTGGGGTCGGTGATGAAGGATTTGAAGAACGGTTGCTGTGCAAGGTTCTTGTCCATTGGGGTTTCGCCCTTGACCTCAGTCACCGCCTTATCAACCAAAAAGGTCGTGAAGGTTCCCCATTCAGCAAAGTAACCTTGGATCAGGTGATCAAGCTTGGCTGGTGAAAGACCGAGCTTTCCAAGTCCAGCCTCGCTCAATGCCTTGGCTGTCTCAGATGCCCTGCGTCCACGCAACTCAACAGGAAGCTTGGACTCACCAATGCTTTCAATTGGACTGAATGTAAACAGCGAGTAGTTGGTAATTGCTTCAAAGGCGGGTTTAAACAATTGAGGCAACGGAACCGCATCCCCGGGGAGGCTATTCAAAAGACCAGACCTGTAGGAGGCAATGACTTGCTTGCCTGTGCTGTTTCCATTCAAATAGCGAACCATCGCCTCTGGAACTGTCTTGAGCAAGAAGCCAACTTCAAATGGGGTTGGGATTTTGATGAATCCATCGCCAAGTGGATTGGTGATAAGCCAGTTGTTGTCACGGATGTAGTCGGGTACTTTCTTGTACTCCTCATCATCTTGCATCATCATGGCGTAGGCAATGCTCATTAGACTCATCATCAATGCTCTGCGTTTAAACATTGCACGGGCCTCTGCTCGCTCCTTGGGCGGGAGTCCGTATCCAGTTGCGGCTTTGTATAAAACATCCAAGCTGGAGATTGCGGCAGACAAGAATGGAGTCATGTGACGCAATGCGGTAAGGACTGGCGAGTTGCCACGCACCGCAAAGTTGATCGACTCACGAGCCTTGTACACGGCTTCATTGGTGGCATCAACATCGTTTAAACCACGAGCCAAAGCTTCCTGCTTGGCTTTTTTGTAGATTGCCACACGAGTTGCCGCATCAGATGCCTCATGCATTTCCATCAGCTTACTGAGCATGGCAGAGGTATTGCCTCTACCTGAGAACTTCTGACCAGCGGTTTCCAAGAAGTCTTGCAAGTCCAATGTGGAGTCAACAGGGCCAATCACGCCACGCTCTGCAAGCAAGCGAGCTTCTGCCGAATCTCTTCTGAGGATGCTGATGTATTCCTTGGCTGAGTGCAAAGGAGTCACCAAAGGACTATTGGTCAAGGCGGCTTGGATTGGGTCACGAATCAACTGGCGAATCCAGAACATTGGGTTTAACAAAGCGCCAGCACGAAGAACACCTGTTGCACCCGAAATCGCCTTCATCAACCAGTTAAGCTCGTAGTGCATGGACTCAAATGCGGCTACATCGTTCGGGTTGTCAACCACCACAGAGACAATGCCTTCCTTGTTGGCTTGCGGGTGGTTTTGATCTTTGTACCGCAAGTTGATATCTCTGTCGTTTGGCGTGGTGATCTTTGCCAATCCAAGTCCGCTCAATTGCTCAACTGCAACCTTGCGGGTCTGGTTCTGGTAAGCGCCAGCCAGCATTGAGGCGTACTGCTTACTGACGTTCTCCCAGATGTTGCGGAAGAGTTCAGCGCCCTCTAGCTGATGGGTCTTGGCTACGCTCTTTGTTCCTTTGTAAGAGTGACCAAAGCCCTCACCCATGCGCTCTTCCATGTCAGCAATGGAGGCGGCAAGGGATACATAGGATTTCTTGCCACGATACTCGCTGGCGGTCTTGGCATCCAGCAAGCCAACCTTCTCCCATAGATCAACCAGTGAGGTGTTTACATTTTTCCAAATAGAGAAGATGTCCCTGAGTTCTGGGACGTTCTGCATTTGTTGCTTTGCCCATGCAATCTGGGCCGCATCAACTTGCTTCTCTCTGTTTAAATGCTTGTCTGGAGGATTGACGGCGTTGTGCGCCGCATCCTCTTGCATGATCTCTTCACCACGCAAGGCACGAGCAACTTCAGCAACGTACCCACGACCGTCAAGACCAGAGTCCTTCACATACTGATTGTTGTTTAAACCGTCTGCCAGCAGTTGGCTGTTTGCCAAGTTGTTGACCGCATCGTTCTTGATGATGATGGAGCCATCGGTGTTGAGTACAGGTACACCGCTTGTCAAACCATTTTTGATCAGGTTGATGGACTGCGCTCTTGCACGGTTCAACATATCAGCACGAAGCTGACCCTTGCTGTCAAAGATGGGCAGGTTCTGCAACCGCTTGGTCAAGCCAGCATTGGGGTCAACCCAGTTGATGCGAAGCTTTGTCCAAAACTCGTTGGGGTCTTTGTGAAAGACCTCATGCACATCATTTGCCACTTTTTGGATTTGCTGTCCCGCTGTGTAAACAGGTGTCTGTGCAGTCAGTTGCTTGGGGGGTGCGTTGAGCGCAAAACGGATGTCAGGATTGGTAACATCAAATGCTCCTTTGTTGCCTGTAGCAGATTTAACAGAAGTTCCTTTATTCCATGCGTATACATCACTACCATAGGAATAAAGTTTTTCTGGGTCAACGCTACTTTTAGCACGGGGGCCAATATCAACTACTTGTCGAGCAACCAATACAGTACCCGCTGGCAGGGCTTGCGCTCGGCGATCCATCTCAAAGTAATTAAAACGGCGGCTACCATACTTATCGACAGTTACAGGGAATTCAATTAACTTATCCGCTTTAATATACAACGGAGTGACTGCACCGGTTTCTTCAAAATCAGCCTCTGGATTAGCATAGCTACTCGCTACATAGGGGGATGAAGAGCCAAATGCGGCGTACCCTTTCCGTGCTTCTGCGTTCAATGCGCCTTCCGCTATACCATTTTTCTCTAAACCAACCACCCCCCGATAAACAACAAGTGGGTTACCGTTTCCATCAACAACTTTGCTGTCGCCAAACCACCGTTTAAACTCAGGCGTATTGGTTGCACGGAGGCTGAAGCGGATGTCAGGGTTATCGATGCTGTATGTGCCAATGTTGCCTGTGGCAGATTTGACCTGTGCTGGGTCATAGACAGCCAAATTCTTTCTGCCGCCTTCAAGCACAAAGAAGCCATCGTGACCAAGCTTCTTGATTGCGTTTTGCACTTTCTCTGACTCTATCGTGTTCCAGTGACCACGCTCAATAAAGCCACGATTCTTGTCACCATACTTCTTCTCGCCCTCTTTCAAGAAGCGGTTGTATTCTGGCTTGTTCAGTTCTTTGGTAAGCGCATCGACTTGTTCTTTGTTTCCAAAATCAAATGGGTTATCCGAACTGACAAACATTGGAATAATGTTTTGGCGAGTCGGCAATTGATTCTTCAAAACATATGTAACTTCTTGCTCAATTGAAGGTGGGATAAAACCAAAAGTCACATCCATTTGAGAGAATTCAGACTTGATCTCTGCAAATTCTTTTAAAGATATGTCTCCATTTTTGCGAGCAACATTTGCCCCATCCATGATGTACTTGTTTCTCTCTTCTGGTGTCGCTCCGTTGAAGAGTTCTTTGATCATGTAGGCTTCGCTTGCATCTCCAAAGTCTTCTGCAAATGTTGGGTCAGAAGTCAAGAAGATGGCGTTAGCTTGTTTGGGCTTGAACTCAGTGATGTCACGAGCAGTACCGTGGAACATGACTAGAGGATTGCCTTTGTAATCCACAATTTTGCTGTTACCAAACCAGCGTTTAAACGCAGGAGTGTCTGGCGCTTTAATTCTGGATGCTGGCTGGCGCAAAGAGAATTTAAATTTTGTAGCGATAGGTGCGGAGGGAGGCAGACTTCCAAGCTGTTGCTCAGGAGTCAACTCTTCCATCAATTTGCGCATAGGAACATCTGTCAGCGGATCACCGCTCAATGCATATTGAATAGGTGGCAGAGCCGCCTTCTGAATGGCATAGGGGCGATCAATCAAAGGAATGGCTTCAACGCCTTTGGTAAAGTTCTGCCAAGCATTTTGCAAGCGAGTCTCAGCAATTAGCGCCCATTTAGCCATTGGGTCTTTGGTAACTGCCAAATGGTTACGAGCGGCGGTAAGCTCACCTCTTGGCCCAAACTCCGCTGGAGTCAAGTTGTGGGCGTAGTAGTCATGGACTGCACGAAGCAAGTCGTTGTACAGCATGGGGTAGCCGTTGGCATCCTTCAGGCCAGAGTCTTTGAGCAAAGGATGGGACTTGAAGTTTGATCCCTTTGGGCCAAATGTGTCGGGCGATGTTTTGTAAACCTTAAGTCGGTTGTTTAAATTGACATCGTCACGCATGGCTCTACTGCCAAGCTCTTTGGGGTATATGTCTTTGTTGTCTGCTTCAATGCGAGCAAGCAGTCCACCCTTCTTTTGCCAATCGGAGTCTGGTACACCGTAGTGGTCTTGCAAATACTTGATGGCGCTGTCGGCTTCAGCCTCGGTCATGCCACGAGTCAAGTCGGCTTTGAGTTCTTCAACTCCCTTTTTGCTAAAGTAGTTATAGGACTTGCCATCCATCATCACATCAGTGACAACCTCAATCTTGATGGGGAGTATCTTGTACTGCTCAATCAGTTCACGAGTAAGAGCGGTGTATGCCCTGCGGACAATCGGACGCTTGAGATCGTTGTTGGGCAATGCCTCAAAAATTTGGGCAAGGCTTTTTTGCGCCGCAATCTCGTCCTTGTTTAAACCCTTCTGCTTGAACCCAGTGACAGGCTCGCCTTTGAAGTATTCAGCAATTAGCTTTGAGCTTCGGGTGTCGTGAGCTTGCTTGGGACGAACGTCACCTGCAATTGATTCATATCCAAGTCTGGCTCCGTCTCCAGTTCCATAGACGTAGAGCCGTTCAACACTTGGTTTGACCGCTTTATCGCTTCTGCCCACCACTCGGGCGAGGGCCTTGTCGAGGGATTTGACTTGCTGGATGTATTCTTCATAAGCCTTCTCTGTGTTTTCAAATGGGTCTACAAAGTAGGTGGTGGCAGTCCACTGGGTCTTGCCGTCCTTTTCTTTGCCAGCCACGGTGATTGCTGGGATACCTGTTTCTTTGATGATCTCTGCAAGCTCGTCATTTGTCAACTGGCGATTGATGCCCATCTTCCATACGTTGGTAGCATATGAACCATCGCCAAAGTCGTGACCAAATGGATATGCCGTAGCCTGACGGACATGAACTTGTTGTTGATTAAAGTTGGTTGCAAACCTTGCCAGTGCCGCCATAACTTCTTTGCGGTCTGCCTCTGGAAATGCAAGAGAGGCATTGATGGCTGGCTCACGCTCGGAACCATACGCACCCATGACAGGCTCAATCTTGACCTTGGCAGATGCACCACTGAGCAAATGCTCAAGGTGCGCCTTGGCTGTGTCTTGCAACACGGCATAAGCTTTCTCATCTCCGCTCATGGAGCGTTGATATAGCTCGTTTAAACCGGGTATGCTGGATGTGACATTTGAGAGGTTAACCGTGATCTTTTCACGAATGTCTTTCTCTTCACGCAGTCTTACGCCACCTTCTGGCTGATAGGACTTGTCATAGCTAGAGCCACCTTCTGCAATGGTTTTGCCAGCGTCACTGCCAACCCATTGGGGGTCTTGCATACCGCCAGCAATCTTGATGATCTTCTCTCTGGCTTCATCAAATGTTTGTTCGCCATTCTTGTACTTCGTCCACTGCCCACGGATGGGGGCCTTCATGGTGGCTTTCATATTTTCATCGAACAAGCCACGCACAGCCTCCCAAGTGATGGACTGCATCTCTCTGGCCTTCATGCCAACCTGCTTGGCGGCATCACGATAGGCATCAGCAATCAAGCCATATGTACCACCAACACCAATGTTGTCGGCAGTGCCAGTTGCTCCAAAGTTTTGTGCAACAGCCAAGTCAGTGCCAGCCAAAGCTTCAAACAAGCCAGCCGCCACGGCGTGGGTGTCAATGGTCACATGGCTGATGTCGCTGTTGGGGGCAACGATGTTGTTGTAGAACGAACGAATCTTATGTTCAAAGCCAAGCTGTTGGCTGATGTTGTCTCTGCCGCCGTCACGGTAAATGCTGACTGATTTTTCAATAGGATCGTAGGTAGACCACATCATGGTGGATGGCTTGATCTCGCCCTTCTTGTCAGGCATATTCATCACCAGCCCACCAAAACCGCCCTCTGGAGTGACGATGCGGTAGGTGCGAGACTGGTAGGCTTCATCGTAGGCACGGACAAAGGCGGCGGCAGACTCAATGTCCATGTCCTTAAGCTTTGCTCCAGACTTGGCTACCTTCTCAATCTTCTTGTATGCAATCTCACGCTTCTCACGCTCTTTGCGGTCTGCAATGCTTTTGACATAACTCTGGGCGTACTTGAGCATATTCTCATCCCAAGCCATGTCTCCACGCTTGGCAAGAATGTCGATGGCACGTTCAGCCATTGATACGTTCTGAAACCAATCCTTCTGCGGAGACATTGCCGCCAAGATGCCAGACACCTGCATATCTGTCAGGTCGTACTCCTTGCCCATCTGCTTGGCAATCTTGTTTGCACCGTCATACCAAAGCTTGCTACGGTTGCGGATTTCAGCAGGGACAGAGTTGTACAAGAAGAGTAAGTTGTTCACGATGTTCTTTTTGAACAGCGGGATCACTTGATCATCTGCAATGTCTTTTGGAATGAAGCCGTAGTCCTTGATGGCTTTGATTGTTCTGGCTTTGATGGCTGGATTTATTTCCATTGCCTCAAGGACAGCCTTCTCGTCAATTGAGTAGATGTCTTCCAGCGGATCGAACTTAGCCTTAACGCCAGTTGCGTTTTGGGTGGAGATTTCTTTCTCACCCTTTTCGGCCTTGCGAACAAAAGAGAACCGACCAGCCTCACGGCGACCACTTTCCTGATTCATCTGAACCATCAGGTCAAGCGATTTTTCTTCGCCAACAAAATCAGTGACAGCTTTGTTTAAACGCCTAAACGCCATTGTTTGATTGCGCTTCAAGGCGTTTGGAGCTTTGCCTCTACCGCCAACGCCAACAGGTGTGGCTCGTCCGGAAGCCTCGGCATCTGCAAGCAAAAGCTTCTCATGCAAATCCCAAATGTTCTGTGGGATGCCTTCTGGCGCTTTGGACACAGGCTCACGCTTGGCAAACTTACCTTCTGTTGTTGCTGGCGCTTTGGGCTTGTACTTGGTTGCCTCAATGCCACGGAAGATGGAGTCCGAGGTGTTGAAGCCTTGACCAGAGAAAGTGTTCTTCAGAGATTGGAAGAACTGCTTTAAACGGTACATCAGGTTACCAACCATTCCGGCGGGCAACTTGTTGTTGAAGTGTTTAAACGCTTCGGCAATGCCTTCTTCTTGCAGGTACTCGTCAAAGCCAGCCATGTCGCCGTTGTTGTCTTGGGCGTACTGTTGACGGTAACGCTCCTGAGTGTCTGGCGTGATGAACTGAGGAATCCAATCAGACTTGGCTTTGTTGGTCAGCACCTGCCACTCTTGCGGCGTAAACGCATTCAGATTCTTCAGAGCGTGGACGGTTTCATGACGCAGAGTCCCTAAGTGGTTGTCTGAGTCCAGCGCCACGGTGACAAGGTTCTGGGCGTAGTAGCCATCGGCGGTTCCGTTGCCAAGGCTGTCCATGATTTGCAGACCAGTTCCCTCTAAGCCATATTGCTTAAGTGCAGGGATTAGGGTCTTGCGAACCTGTTGCACCTTTTGCTGGACTTCAGGGGCGATGACAGGGGTTGTTAGGACTGGAGGAACGGTGTCTAGGACGGTCTGAAAGACCTGAGACAAGTCTAGCCTTCCTTGGGTATCAAACTCTTGTTTGGCGGCTTCAAATTGAGTTCTGAGCGCAGGGTTTTGCTTCAAGCCATCTGACAGCTTGAGAGCCAAAGCGGCAGATTCTTCTGGGGCTACAGTGGGTTGAACTGTTGCCGCCTCTGGAGCCAACAAGGTGGCGTTCTGTTTACCCAGCGCCTCGACTTCGGCTTGGGTGGAAGACAACTCCTGACCAAGAGGAGACGATGTATCGATAGCCCCACCAATGGGGGTGGTTGAGGTAAGTGGAGCTTTGTCTTGATAAAGCTGTTGGCCTTGAGCCAAGCCCGTATCAACAGCAGACTGTTTAAACGTCTCAGGAGCAACCCCGGCAGGTGCAATACCCTGATCGGTCAGGGTATCTGGCTGATCGGTAAGGGGGTTGACCTGATCGGTAGGGGGTCTGATACCCTGATCGGTTGGACGGGCAGGGCCTTCCAAGTACCGACCAATTGGGGCAAGTGTGCCGCCAAGCACAGCGCCGCCAATGAAACTGTCGAAATATTCTTTTCTGGCTTCTGCATCTGTGATGTTTAAACCAGCTTGCAACCGCTCAAGCGACTGCTGGGCCGCTTCGGTCAAACCTTCTCGGGTTGCCGTCTTTGCGGTAACACCGCCATAGTCTTTAAGGGTGGACATCAGCCCACGCTTGGCAATGTCTACCGCCTCTTTTTCTGCAAGGCTGATACCTGCGGAGGCAAACATCCTACGGATCAGCGGAGTCATACCCAAAGAGTATGTGTCGAGCAGTGCTTGAGGGACAGCGCCAGCAACGGCATAGCCAAGATTGGTTTCTTCAAGACCTTTCTTGTCAGCCTCCATTTGGCGAGCAAGATTGGAACCAGTGTATTGAGCAGTACCAGCTAAACCAGCGGCAATTGCGGGAGCAAGGATAGGCGCACTTGGAACAGCAACCGCACCCAAGCCAGCGGCGGCAACTGGAGCCGCTATATAAGGAAGAGAGCCGCCAAGCAGTTCACGAAACTTTTGCCCAGTAGGCTCAAAAAAACCTTTTTCCGTTGGCTGGAATATTTCTCTTGCACGAGCTTCATGTTTGGCGCTTTCCGCCTCGGCTTCTTTTATTGGAAGAATTCCAAGCTTGCCAGCCGTCTTATAAGCATCTGCCTGTATTCTCTCTATGGATGCTTTTGCGGCTCCAGTAAGGCCAGTGTCACGCACAGACGGCTTTGCGCCACCAAGATGAGCTTGATACCTCTCAAGCAACTCTTCTTGTGTCATTCCCTCTGGAACATCTGTAATCGTTGTTCCGTCTGGCATCAAGACATTCATGCTTGCCCCTTATGGTTTTTTTGGCATATCGTTCAATGATATTGTTTTTGGTGATGAAGATTCTGGTTGTTTGGAATAGTAGGCATCAAAATCAATATCGGGGAATAGCAATTTTTCATAATCTCTAGCCATAGGATTATTTCGGAAAGATTTTTGCGCATTCTCAATAACCGCATTTGCTTTAGCCTCAAGCTTCTCCCTATCAGTATCTATGACTGCGTTTTTGGCTTGAGCCATCAACTCTTTGTACTGAAGCATTGGTATTTCAAAGTGTAATTCTTTTAGCCTGTCATAACTTCTCTGCAAGCTAGCCCGCTTTTGCACAAGATCGTCTGCGGTTCTGCGTTCACGTTCTAAATCCTTGGCATCTTTGTCTTGCTTTAGCTGTTGCTCTTTAAAGTCTGCCAGTCTATTTCTGTAATCAATGGTTTGATCCTGCGCCGCTTTTGCAAGCAGTGCCGCATCTTTGTAGCGCAAGACAGTGCCTTGCATTTGCAATAGCTTGGCATCTTCTGCGGCGGCTTGCTTGCGATTCTCTTGGAGCATTCCCAATCCTGCCGCCTGTCCTTTGGCAATGTTGGTCAAGGCGTTTGGAGACTCACCGCCCATTGTGGCAAGACCAGCCATGATCATTGCGTAGGCTTTGTCTTCTTTTCTTTGTTTTGCAGAAGCAGCTTTTGCCTCTTTAATTTCCTTCATCAACTCAGCGTAATCATCGTCAGGAAGACCATCCACTTCAACCTTCGGGAAAGGCTCATTTGGCGTTGCGTTTAAAGCTTCATTAACATCAGCCAGTGACTCTGGAGTCGGCCTAGACATTGCAGGAGGAGGCCCAAGTTCCGCATCTCTTTCAGGGTTTGTCTTTGAGGCTTCCCTGACTTCAGGAGTTGCCGCTACATATGGTACTTTGGTGGTAGTGATTTGAGGATTAGGTGGTTTTGCTGGCGCTGGCAGTTGTGACTGTGCCTTTTTTTGCAAAACAACGCTTTTTTCTGTCGCTTGATCTTGCGGAATAGGGCCTTCCGAGAAGCTAAATCCATCTTGCTCTGGGTTTGCGAAATTAATTATGCGACCAAGGCTATCATAAATATTTCCAAAAAAGTCTCTAAATTGTTTTCCAATCACGCTACCTTGCGGTTGTGCTTTGACAACATCTCCAGTTTGGAAATGTTTTACCTCGCCGCCAGACATATATTTCTGCATGGCTGGGCCGTGGAAAGGCTCATAGCCAAAAGCCTTCTTCATTTTCTCTGAGTAGCTTTGGGCATTGACTTCACCGCCCTCTGCATATCCTTTGACTTCCCCGCCCTGCGCCAAGGCGGTTCTCATAAACTTATCCAAATAGTTTTGGGTTTCTTTTGGCAGTCTTCTTGGGTCAGCACCATTCTTCAGCCAGCGATTGGTGTTTCCTTCGCCCCAGTTGTACGCAATGGCAACAATTTGCGGATCGCCATACTGACGCATCAAATGCTTAACGTGCCTATTCATGGCATCAGATGCTTGCTTGGGGTCTGTTGGATCAATCTTGTACTGTCCAGCGGTCTTTGGCATAAACTGAGCAATACCAATAGCGCCAGCGGGAGAGACTACTGCCTCTGGATTTTTTATGCCGCCTGTTTCGTTGTTTAGCAAGCGCAGTGAAAGCTTGGGGTCAACACCATGCTTCTTTGCGTCTTGAGCAACCATCCCTGCGTATGGGTGATCCAATGGATTAGGAATGCGCTTGGGTGGCTTTGCTGGAGTGCCTTTGACTTCCACACGCTCTTGGCTCTTTGCGTCTCCCTGCGGCTTGATTTCTTCCACCCGCTCCTTGGTCACATCACGGACTTCGGGGCGACTTTGCTTTGGGGACTTTTGCACCACAGAGCTTCTTTCCATCTCATATGCTCTGGAAGTGGGTGGGGCCAAAGCAACCATTGCGTCAGGAGCTTTTCTTTCCATTATTCCCATTGGCATTGCGCTTTCATCTGCGCCATAGGTTGAAATGATCCTGTTTAAATAGGCTTGATGGCGAGAAAACTCATCTTCTTCTGGGTCTACCATTTCATCCATGTCAACATAGTCACCACGAGCAAAGGCAACGATTCCACCGCCAGCAAACTGGGCAGGAGCTTGCATTTGACCAAGACCAGCAAGGTCAACAGTTGACTGAGGCGACTGAGGCATTGGCTGTGCTTGTTGAGCCTGTTGAGGTGGTTGAGGTTGCTGAGGTGGCTGAACATTTTTAGCCATCAAGGTTTCCAGCACTGTAGGTTGCGCCATTGCATCTGGAGCAGTTTGAAGCGCCTTTGTTTTTGCAACAGCCTCAATCATCTCTGCTTTGCGAGAAAGAATAGGGGCAACCATGTCTGGCCTGATTTGCTTGCGCTGTGCCATCTGCATGATCAGCGACTGCGGTAGTTTCGCCAAGTCATCAAGAGAATGTTTTTGTTGCTTGAGTTCGCTCAAAATGCTCATGTCAAATCCTTATGATTTACCTAATTGGCTTAAGCCATATAGGGCTTGCAAACTACCAGTGAATTGACTTGCAAAGCTTGGCGGCGGTGTTGATACGGTAGTTTGACCGCCAGTTTGAACAATAGGAACACCACGAAGAATGTTTGCCATATTGCCAACCTGCTCCATTGGGAAGTCGGCTTTACGCATGACATCCGCATACTGAGTATCCAGTTGTTGTTGCTGAATTGCTCGTTGCAAATCTCCATAAGCGCCTTGAGCCTGAAGGTTTGCCAAATTTGCGCCAGTCGCTTTGGTTGCTGTATCTGTCAAGCCTTGCGCTTGCGCAAGTTGCGTTTTCATGGCTGTATCAAAAGCGGTGTTGTACCCTTTGCCGGTAATGTCAGCCAAATTGGTTTGAAGATTTTTGTTGGCTTGCTGTTGAGCCAATATGTTTCTTGCGCCCCCATATGAGCCAGCACGAGCCGCACCACGATCTTGCGCAACCGAATTGATTCTTGCGTTTTCTGTTGCTTGGCGAATTTGAGGGTCTAGAGCCAACTGCAAGTACGGGTTCATGTATTGACCGACTCGATTGGCATCACTCATGCCGCCATAAATATCTCTTGCTTGACCATACCCCCGATCAAGTTGAAGCGATTGAAGTTGCTGACCAACCTGCTGTTGCATTGGCGAAAGAGAGGCAATTCTGTTTGAGCCAGCCAGACCCGCATCGCTTAAAGCTTTGCCGTAGGTTGTGTCGTAATTGCGTGTCGTAAGCTCTCTTGCTCTTTGCAAGATGCCTTGATCGCCAGCGCCGGGTTTTGATTCAGCTTGATTAAAAAACGGCATCAACTCCGCTGGAATTGACTGTTGACCCGATACTGTGGTTGTTGTAGTTGGCATGATCGCTCCTTATGCGGGCATAAATTTTGTGGGATTGATCTGCTTGCCCTGCTTGCGATTTCCGGTTCTTGCTTTGCGGACACGCTCCATCATGGCGTAAAGTTGTTTTGCGCCAGCCTTAGATGAACCATTACCCAAGTGAGAAACAACATCGGCAGGGATGACAAACTCCCCGTCAGCAAGACGAGCCTCTTGCTTTCCATCAATTGATGCTTTGATGGAGTCGCTCATTCCGTCTCCGCCGCCAGATAAGAATCGTGCTTCTCCGCCTTCTGCGTAACCAAGGCGACTCATTTTCTTTTGAGCGTAAAGCAACGATCCAAGGTCTTTGTAATCCAAGGGCGAAGAATTGCTTTGCGATTCTGCAATTGGTTCATACCTAAAATCTTTCATTGGCTTTTCTGCGGCGGCTTTTGCGGCGGCGGCTTGGTCAGCCGCAATTTTTTCGGCTCCTGACCTAACGACGGCTTTGAGTACTCCGCCAGATGCATACATAGGCATTTGACCGCCTGAGTTGAAGTTAAATGCGTTGGTAATGCCACCAGCCATCAGGGTGTCTGGTGTTTCGTAGTCACTCACAGAGCCACCAGAGGCGTACATATTGTTTAAACCAGTTGGCTCGTTTTGAGCATACTGATCATACAAAGTCCTTCTGGGTTTTGCGTAAAGTGTTTCTTGCTCTTGTGTAGGCTCTGGGTCTGGCTCGTATCTATATTGATTAACGGCGTTTCTTGAGGCGGCAATTGATTCGTTAATCATTCGCTGATTTTCCAAATATTGCTGGTCTGTTATTTTTCCTTGATCGTGGTCATCTTGGTTTCTCTTTGCCGCCTCTTCTAAGGCAACAAGGCCAAGTCCGGCGTATGCGGTGTAACCCATACCAGCATTCACAGCAGAAGCCGCTGGCATGATTCCAGAAAGCCCTTGAGGGCCAAGACCCACAAGATTTTTAATGCCCTGCCCAGCCTGAGAGGCTGTCTCAGCCATTCCAGAGCCAAGATTTTGCATGGCAGATGGAGTTGCGGCCCTAGTGGGAAATTGATCTGCTAAAAGTTCAGTTTCTCCACCAGTTGGAAGCTGTCCAAAATCGGGTGACTGAAATGCTCCGGGTGCATTGACGGTTGAAGCTAGACCGCTACCAAGCCCTTCGGAAGCAACGCTTCTTCCTGCGGTGGCATAAGGGTTTAAACCCGCACCCGCAGATGACGCTCCGGCTCCAGATGCTCCGGACGACAGGCTGTAGTTTGTAGCGCCAGACGCTCCGGCTCCAGATGCAGAGGGTGCGGCTGAAGACAAAGAGTAATCTGCTGGCGCAAAATTCCCAATCTCTGTGGAATATGGCCTTGTTGCCGTACTTATATCGTAGTTTGCCCCGCTACCATAAGGGTTTGCGGCTGGAGCGCCAGCACTTGCCAAGCTTGTGGTCAAGCTACCAACGCCATAACCTTGCAAGCCGCCTATGATTGCGCCTTGCAGATCAAATCCTTTTTTCTTGAAACCTCCTGTGGCTCCAGATAATCCTCCAAATGCCGCCGCACCCAATGCACCCGCAGGGGTTAAAGCAATGCCAACTTCCGCAAGCGTTGTCCAGCCTCCGGGAATAATATCTTTAACTGTCTTGTCAATCCAATCACCAGCTTGTTTAAACTCTTCTTTAACTTTGTCGGAAGCTTCGTTAGCGGCCCCGCCTGTAATGTAGTTAAGAGCATCCCACAAACCTTGGGGTTTGATTTTTCTGTCGCCAACGTGTTTAAATGCATCTTCTGGAAGGTCTGGAATACCCAAAAGATGCGCTGAAGTGCTGTGTCTCATCTCAAAGACTCCTTAAATTTGTGCAGACCAAGCGTGTCCACCAGAGTTTTCTGGTTGAAACGGAACGCCAATTTGCTGAAAAACTTCCAGCAAATTTTGGTCTTCCTCATCGCCGTAAATAATTTTTGCGCCAGACGCTTTGATTTTTTTCATGGCAGACAAAACGACTTTGGGCAAATTCATTGCGCCATCAGCCGAACACATGGTTACTTCCACGGCATCGCCACCGGCTCTGGTGATTATAAAAATGGTGTCTTGCTCTCGGAGCAAAATAGTATTGCCTTGATCAACCAAATTTTTGACTGCCAGCAAGACTTTTTGTGGGTCATGTCCGCTTTTTTCCGCTTGATTTGCAATTATTTCTGAGGCTTTCATACGCTGGCGCTCCTTTGGTCAGTCTTTTGAAATAGTATCATGTTTAAACATCCTGATAAAGGGTCATTGGGCAATTTCATAAACGGCAATTGTTGAGCTAAAGCCGTTTCCTGAATTGTTTGCCGCCCCCGTGCTTAAGTAACCCCCCGCTTCAACCGAAAAAACTTTTGGCGCTGTGTTTGAAATAGTGAAGTAGGCGGATTTTGATACATAAGCATATATGTTTGTTGATGCGGTGTAATTTTCGTGGAACACAAGAGGGGTAAAGTCTGGCACTCCATCCATCAAAAGTCTGGTTGCAAAACCTACGCCAGCCACCCCTGAGTTTGCTTGCCCTGAAAAATACACAATACAAAGCATTTTGCTGTTTGGAAAAATGGGCGTGACCGTTAAATAAGAACTTGGAATCAAAGTCCAAGCACCACTGCTTAGGACGGTTTGGTTGCTCCAAGTCTTTTGCTGATATTGAACAATTGTTCCGGGCGCACGAACGCTTCCTGCAACTGCACCTGCAACAGAAGACCCAGAAGGAACAGAAACAGACCCAGTCAGGTTGCTTGTATTCACTGTTGTAGCGTTTACCGTTGTAGCGTTTACCGTTGGAACAACCAAGTTCCCAGTCATTGTGTCGCCAGCAAGGTTTACAAAGTTTGCATCAGCGTACGCCTCCGCCGTGGCAACGCCAGCCGAAACCGCCGCCGCAATATCGGCATCAGTTGGAATTGGCTCAGGAGTTACGCCATTCACTTTTACACGAAAAACATCCTCTCCGCTCAACTGAAAGCCAGTGCCATCTCTCAGCGTGGCAGGAGGAAAGTCATTGGATTGCGGTACTGCGGTCAATGAAACATTGTTCATCGATTGTGGAGCTTGAGAATCCAAGAGGCTAAAGTAATTGCCCAGCGCACGAACCAACTGGCTCATGTAGTTCTGGTCGTACTCTTTTGGGGGTACGGGTAGCGTTGGTGCTTTAAACTTTTGGAGAGCCATTAGCGTTTGCCGTCTGGTTTGCCGTCAAGGCGAGTTGCGCCAAGTTGCCATTTCACGCCCAAATCCACAGATTCAATTTTGAATCCCATCTGTCTGGCTCTGGCACGAAGAAACACTTGGTTCGTGTACTGATCAACGGAAGTTTGAATGACTGCCTCTTGCGGCTCTGCCTGATAGGATGAACCGGGGAAATTCCTTGGCTTCATGGTGATGAAAACTTGCGGATTGGTAGCCGTAGAGCCGGTAAATTCAACGTCAGGAATCATTCTGCGAATAAGCGTGAATTGCTCCCCATCGCTTAAATCAACATCGTTGGATGTGATGAACGAGGCCATTGGCAGAAGATCGTCATCTGAACCTTCTTCATGGTTATAAATAATTCCAGCAGTGCTTACCGCCTGTGGATACTGACGCAAAGGACTGTCGTTCCATGCGGAGCGGTCAATTGAACCGTAATACCAGACTTGTTCTACATGGTTATATATGACGTATTTGTCGTTTTGAGTTGATCCTGCGCTTGGGTAAAACCACCAAACTTCGTTCCAGCCTTCGTTTGTGCCAGAAACAATTTGATCGGTTTGCTCAAAATTCAAATTGTTGAACACATAATTGCGAAGAGTTGTGGGCAGGGTTGTGACCGTACCGTTGTACATATAAAACTTGTCCAAACCCATCCAGTAGGTCGTGTTGTTGGCAGTTGTCTTTGCCCTTGGGCTGATGATGGAAATGTTGTCAGCAAGCTGTTGATAGCCAAACACATCGTTCGTGCCGGTGAATTGCAACGAGTACAGAATGGAAGTCGTCCAAATCAAAATCTCTTGGCGTGTTCGTAGACCGCAAACAATTGCAGAGCCTGATGGCAGTTGCAAAAATCCGGCAGAGTTTTCAATTGTTGGAGTCCAGTTAAAAGGATTGTCAATGTCCGACCAGCGAATTAAAAGCGGGTTGAATGTGGTCAAACCATAGTCGTTTGCTCCCAGCGCCAACAAAATCTTTTGATTTTGAGAGACAAGCATTTGTGTTGCCTGTATTGGGCAATCGCTTGCACCGGGCATAAACTGAAGCTCAGTAGCTACAGGAAACAAAGGATTGCCGCCAACTCTCAAATACTCCCAGTAGTAGATTTTGCCGCCCCTGATGTTCATTGCAACATCGTTGTCAAAATTGTCAAAGAACCAATCTCTTTGAGGTTGAACCAAAGGCGCTGGCGCACCAACGCCCCAGTCTGATCGACCCCAAGCCCCAACACCCCAGCCGTATCCAACGATGCCAATTGGGAATCCCACGTTGATCTGAAAGCCAGCAAGGATTGCCGTGCCGCCTCCTGTAACACCCCCAACGGTCGCTCCCCCAGATGACAAGGTGAAGCTGAATGTGTTTGCGTTTATGTATGAAACTGTTTGGTTTGCATTTAGCTGTCCTGCGGTAAACCCATCAAAACCAACCACGCCGACAAATATGACACCATCGCCTGTTTGCGCACCATGATTGGGAATGACGCAAGTAATGACTCTGGAGCCAGCCGCCCCTGTTGTCATGCAGTTGTCTGTAGCTGTTGGCGCAAAGACCACCCTGATCGGCGTGATGTCACGCAAGATGCCGCCAGCCTCAATATACACACGAGAGCTTGTGCCAAGGAAGAGAAGGTTGTCGCTGAAGCTCGTAACGTAGTTAAACATCTGACGACAAACGCCCAGAAGGCTGACGTTCGTGCCGAGATACTTCTTCCATCCGCCAATCTTCTGCGGAAAGCCAGACAGGAACCTGACCTTGTCACCCTCAAACCAACCACCCTCCCCGGCGTAGTTGGTCTGATCCCTGTTTAAACCGGGTTTGAAGACAAGTTTTTGCAGGGACATGGTTGACCTTTAGGCGACAAGACCGTTTAAATATACTGTTTTACCGGCCTGTTTGGTAGCGGTGAGTTCCTGATTCTTCAGGTTGTCTGGGTCATAAGACACATGAACCCAGCCAGAATCAGGGATTCCGGGTGTGTAGAACTCAAGGATAAGCTGTGTGTAATCCAAATTATCCATGATCCACTGAGCAAGCTCGGCGTTTGGTACGCCGGGTATTTCAATATCTGCCGCTTGACCTTTGACATGGTCTGATTTTGAACTGCCGCCCGTGGCCTGATTGGTTTCCAAAGAGCGAAATCCAGAGTTCACCTTGACTCCTTTGCCAAAGTGATCCCGAATGGGCTGAAGGACTCGTTCAGCCAATATCTTGAGGTACTCGGTTTCAACTGGCCCGGGAGTGTTGTCAATGTTTAAACGCAATGCAGTGTCTGACTTGGTCAGTTCGTGCAGGGAAAAATTGGCGGTCAGGTTCATTTCATACTCCTCACTTGGTTGTACTGGTCGATGCAGGTGTTGAGTTGCCTGATGGCTTGGTCGCCTCGGGCGGTGAGATCGACAAGAGCTTGAGCAACTCGTCCGTCAAGCTCGGCTCTTGTTTCTGTATCTCCGCTGGCAGGGGCGGATGGCTCGGACACTGACATGGGGCAGTCGGGCGCTTTGACAGGAATGAACAACTTGCGCTCGCCAGAGGCAAGATCAGTACGAAGCTTAATTTCTTTAATCCGTGCAACATCGTTGGCTTTCCTCAAAGTCTGGGCGTAGGTCTGGGCAACCTCTGCCATGCGTTGTTCTGTCTCCCGTGCCTGTTCGTTTAAACGGGCAATCTCCACTTGCTGGCGCTCATACTCATCCTGCTCTCCACTGTAATACCCAGCCCCAAAACTGCCAAGTAGGGCAAGCACGATACCAAGCAGGACGTAGGGATTGAATAAAGTCATTCGTTGGTCTTTCCACGGACGTAGGCAGTTGCCGCCATGAAGGCCACAACAATCGTACCCATTGCCGCACAGTAGGTGGTCACCAAACCATTCAGCGCATTGACTTTGCTCAAATCAACCAACTCAGATGCAAGATATGCAATGAGTACAGGCGGCGCAACCAAAGCCGCCCATGCCATGATCCTTTGCTGGTCAGCCATCTTGTCCATGTTCTCAATCATCA